TTACAGATGCTGATTATGATCAAGCTATAACAGATCTTGCTAACAGTAAATATAATGATCAACAATTTGGTTATATACAAGCTAGATCAGAAGCTTATGGATCTGTGCAAGATCAACTAGACATGCAATATTGGGATAGTGTTAATGGCACTACTCTTTGGGCAGATCACATAGCACAAGTTAAAACAGATAATCCAAAGCCTGAATAAATTGTCTTAGATAATTGCTATCCTATACTTATAGGAGGTTATCTATGAATTTAGAACAATTTTCTCAACAACAGGGATACACACATACAGGGCATTTTTCACATAGGAATTTTATTCTTAGAGATGAAAAAGCCAAAGAGATATTCCTTAAAATAGCTAAAGAAGCAGAAGAGAAACACATATCTGATACTGTTGCAGCTCAATATTTAGTATTTAATCACAAAGAGTTTGAACATCTTAGTTACAATACAGTAAGAAGATATTTTAAGGATTATAGGTATGGACTCTTTAGATAAGTTTGCACAAACAAGATCCACAAAGCCTACACATAATAAAACTAAAGTTAATCATCCTAAAGGCTTTGAGCCTAGTGTGTACTACTCAGAAAAGACTAAATCAGGGGAGATAGTATCTAAGCCACAACCATCAAACAATGTAGATTGGCAAGAACAATTAGAGTCTTATTTTGGTGTAGATGCAGGTAATTATAGAGTTGTAGAAAATACTGCAGAGATAAGATTTTGGGATGTTAATGCAGGTATGGGACAGATTGAAAGACTGTATTACTTTAAAGCTAAGATTGTATCTGATGAAGTCTATATGCCTGATGAGGACTTTAAGAAGCTCTTACAGTTAGCTAGTAAGAAAAAGCCACTACCTAAACAAAAAGTAACTAAAAACACTAAAACATTTACTATTGCATTGGCTGATTTTCAGATTGGTAAGGGTGGGAGTGAGGAATCTATAGAGAGATTTATGAGTTATATTCCTAAAATAAAAAAGCAGGTTAAAGAGTTACAGAAGCATGAAACTATAGATCAGGTGTTATTTGCAGGGCTTGGGGATCTAGTTGAGGGCTGTAGTGGACATTATGCCATGCAAGAGTTCCAGACTGAGCTAGATGATAGACAACAGCAAAAAGTAGCTAGGAGAATGATTTATACACTAATAAAAGAGATAATGCCTTTATTTAAGAGGGGTTTAGTTGCTTTTGCAGGTGGTAATCATGGAGAAAAAAGGCAGAATGGCAAAGCCTATACAACTTTTGGAGATAATAAAGATGTTATGTTGGCAGAGGAACTACAGGAGATATTTAAAGAAGCTCCTGCATATAAAGATATATTAGACTTTATTATCCCAGAGAATGAATTATCTTTAACTTTTGAAATTTCTGGGGTAGTTACCACAATTTTACATGGGCATCAGATGAGATCAGGAATTAACAGTCAGGCTAAAGCAAGAAAATGGCTATCAGATCAAGCATTTTCAAGAAATTCTATAGCTGATTCAGATATTTTATTACATGGACATTATCATTATTTTTCTGCTTATGAGAGTTCAGATAGGCTTATAGTACAAGCTCCAACACTAGATTCAGGCTCTGAGTGGTTTGAAAACACTAAAGGGGACAAATCTAGGGCAGGAATGCTAACTCTAGTAATTGGAGGACAAGAGAAATGGGACTATATTAAAGTTATAAGGTAAATATGAAACTTGAGATATTAAGATTCAACAGTTCTAATGATTTCACTTCTGGAATCCTATTTGATGTGAGCAACAACAAGAGAAAGTTTCTCTGCTACACCTTAGAGGATCAAGCACAAACACAAAAAGTATGGGGAGAAACAAGAATCCCTGCAGGTACTTATAATCTTTCACTTAGAAAAGAGGGTGGATTCCATACAAGATATGCAGCTAAATTTGGTGGATTTCATAAAGGAATGATTCATGTAGATGATGTTAAGGGCTTTGAATATATTTTATGGCATATAGGAAATGATGATGATGACACAGCAGGATGCTTATTAGTAGGTAAAACTTCACAGGATAACTTTATAGGAAGCTCTACAGTTGCTTATAAGGAGATCTATCCAGATATAGCAGGTGCAATCATTAGAGGAGATAAGGTTACAGCAACTTATATTGATTATGATGGAGAAGTTCTTGACAATAAGACTAAAGATCATGTTATGAACATCCCTCAAGTTACAAAGATTCAGGAGGATATTATGGATATATTATCAACAGAAATTAAAAGTTTAAAAACAGAAGTTAAAGCATTAAGGCAAACAATCATTCTTAAAGGTTTATCTCCTAGATAAATAAATCATGGTTATGAAATGTCATTCCTGTAAGGAAACAATAGAATTAATAAATAATGCTTTTGTGTGCATTAATAAAAAATGTAAACAGTTTAAAAAAGTACAAACAAAGATGAAAGAAGAGGAATAGTATGTCAGATGAATTAAAAGATATGTTAGAGAGAGCTATATGGACTTTTTTGGAAAGTTTTATAGGAGCTTTGACTATCAGTCCTTTAGTTGGTGTTGATGCTAATTCACTACAAATTGCAGCTATTGCAGGTGGTGGAGCAGCTTTATCAGTAATTAAAACTTTTGCAAAGAAAAAAATAAGTTAAACTAAGAGTAGATTGTTATCATTCAATGATAGGAACTTGAGGGATTACTAGCAATAGCATCTTTCAGGATCTGAAAATAAAAAGAGGAGATTTGTATCTCCTCTTTTTTTATGGAAAAGATGGCTCTGGTGGAGGCTACATACATAATATACAAAAGGGGTTAAGTATATTTTAATTAATCTACCAGAGCCAATACCATTATAACTGAGGCTTGGAACACAAAATAATTTATATCTGTTTTTTAACTTATTGTCCTAGTAGTTGTTTATAGTGTTCAATACATACAAAATATTTTTCTAGCTCTTAGGAAAAAGATATTTGATTAACAGATCAACAAAGTGGATTAGCTAGACCATCATAAACTAGGGTTAGAGCCTATTACTTCACATATATAAAATGTTCACTAAATAGAGTTCATTCTGGTTTTGGGAGGGAGTGACACAGGGTAAGCACTAGCCACACCTTACTTAAGATCAACTGATAGCTCTTGAGCTTGTTAGGGAGCTCAAGAGCAATCTATTATAAATTTAGATGCTTGACAATGTGACAAATATTTATTATATTGGTTATATAAGAAAGGGGAACTTATTAAAAATAGTAAAAAAATATGGTTTTGTGTTGGCACTTATACTAACAAACAAGACTGTGAAAATTCTATTGTAACTACTAAAGAAGATCTAAACTTAACATATCTTGGTGGTAAAAGATATTATCTTTGTGATATTTGCAATAGTAAAAACAAAAAAAGAGAAGTTGAAGTGTTAAGTAATTTACTTAATGATATAAATAAAATAACAAAGGGGAATTAATGTCACTACAAATTATATATGATGAGATTCAAGAGTTACACAAAACTTTAAAATCTTTAGAAAATGATATTAAAAAACTAAAAGAAAGAAAGGGGAATTAATTATGTTAATTCAAGAAATAATCTATCTAGGCTTTGTAGTCTATGGAGTAATATCTCTATTGATGACAATGGCTTATGTAAGTCTAAAGCTAGATGATAAAAGACTAAGAGAAAAGAAAAAGGATCTGTATGATGTTACAGATTTTGAGTCAAGACTAAAAGAGGGGGAAGTTCTTAATTGGTGTAACTTGTTCACAGGTACACATCACTTTGATGCTCCTGCAGATGATGGAAGTTTTGTCTGCTTAAAGTGTTGGACTTATGAGGGCTATGAAATGGAGGAAGTATAATGGGGATGCCTAAATTCTTAGAGGACTATACAACTGTTGATGAACTTATCAGCAAAATGAATAAAGAATATCCTAACTGCAGATTGGTTGCAGAGATGGTAGACAATGGGGATGATTGGGTTATTTTTAAATCATCTTTCTATGAAAACAAAGAAGATACAGAGCCTAAAGCTACAGGCTATGCAAGACAAACTAAGGCAGATCATAACTCTTGGTTTGAGATGGCAAGTACTAAAGCTAATGGCAGATGTTTAAGAGTGGTATTTTCTGAATCAACTACAGCAGAAGAGATGATTGGGATTGCTCCTAGTAAAGAAGCAGCTCCTAAAAAATCTATAGAGAAAGAGTTAGAAAAAGCAGGAATAGAGTA